CTAATCATTAATTTATTAAATATCTCCATTATCATTATAAAATACATTTCTAAATTGTTGCATATATTCATCTTTTAGAATATGAGTTTTTAAATAATGTCCTGTAATTTTATCTTCAAGCATATGAACAATAAAGAATATAGAATAAACACCACATTCAGTATTTCCATATTGATGTTCAATTGGATTATTTTGATCAAATTTGAATTGAATTGGTTCTGGTAATTTTTCACCCTGTTCAATAACTTTGTCAGCAAATTTTTTTATTTGTGGAGGAACTTTTTCTCCTGTGCTATCAAAATAAAATATAGTTTTCTTTTTTATATTTATAAATAATGAAACCCAATGACTTCCACCTTTATAATGTGGGTCTAGATTAAATATAACTCCTAATTTTGTATGACCTTTTTTAATTTGTTCTCCTAAATTAAAATGACATAGTTCTTCCCATACACATTCACCATATAATTTATGTGTATCATAATCAATAGGAGATGGTCCTAAAAAATCAAAACATTTATAGGTCTTTTCATATTGATTCATAACTTTTAAAATATCAATACTGGATAACCATTCGTTCGGATTTTTTTTCCATTCTTTTGGAGATTCTGGAGCAAATGCATCAAGCAATTCTTTCTCCATTTTTGTATTTTTTGTCATTTGGCGAACCCAACATGATTCTTTGTTACAAACAGAGGCATAGTATTCTTTGAGTTGTTGCCAAATTAATTTAGAATCGTCTGTGTTTATTGGCTTATCAGGATGTCTTGCATTCCACATTTTTTTTAATTTTTTTAGATCGTCGTCTGAATAGCAAGTATATTCTTTATTTTTATTTTCTGGACTACAATTAAGTTTTTTAAATTTTTTTGGTTGTTTTGTTTTTAAAACTCTTTTTTTTGTTCTATGTTTTTTCCCTCCTCTTTTATTTAACACATATTTTTTTGTTTTACTCCTCATATTATGTGTATATATTTTCTTTTTTGTTCCCTAAATTTTGATTATTAAATTATTATTTCTTTTTTTCTTGGAATAATTTGATTTTTTTTATAAGATTGTCTTACGTTTTGAAACCAATCTAATGGAAGTTTTTGTATATCATCAACTCCAACCGAATTAGTTTTTTTGTTATATTTATGTTTAACTGTTACAGATTGATGAACAATATTTTTGTTAGTTGGTTCTTCTTCTTCATCATCTTCTTCATCTTCTTCATCATCTTCTTCATCTTCTTCATCATCTTCTTCATCTTCTTCTTGTTCATCATTTTCCTCTGAATTTTCTTGATAATCGCCTCTTTCAATAGCTCTTTCTTCTTTTTCATAATCAATATCGTCATGTATTATATCATTTGAATTATTATCTGTGCTTCTTTCTTTTTCTAAAAGTTCATTATTATCTAGTGCTTTAAAATAATAAATACATTTATCAATAAAAAAATCAAAACCTGTTTGAACTTCTTGTAAAAGATTATCTGGAGTATTATTAACTAACAAATTATCAAAAAGTTCTTTAACTCTGGAACCATATATTTCTCTATCTGATTTTCTGTTAGTATCAGTAGTTTCTTTCATCTTTCTATTAAGTTTTTGTAATTGGTTCTTGCTTATTAAAAAGTTAAGTGTAAGTTGGTTAACTAGTTCGTCTGACATTATCGGGTATATTGTTTTAATTAAATAATATAAATTACTTAAATAAAACGCATAAATTATTTACAACGCGTTTCTTCTGTTAAATCTTTAACTTGTTGTCTAGTAGGATTATTAAACAAAGCAAACCCGATTTTATTTGGTTCTGGATTAGGATTTACAGGACAAAATTGTTCATTGGTAAATAAATCAGGAAAAGGTTGAACTGGTTTATTATTATTTTGCCATTTAACTTGATATAAGCCACTTTTGCTAGATGGTATATAAGTAGCTTGACTACAAGATTGTAATGCGAATATTTGATTTCTTAATTCAGATTCGTGGTTAACATTTGATGCATATCCTGACCAAGGAGCAAGGGAGTTTCCAGGATTATAAACAGTTTCGGGTGTATAAGTTGCTTGTTGAATTAATGGAGTTTCAACTGGTTTTCTAGGGTCAACAACAGGCATTATGGAGTATTTTGTTTGAACTGGACGGGCATCTAAATATGGTTGTAGAGGTTGAGATGGAATATTTCTCATATAAGATCTTAAATATACAGTTTGTTGTCTTTGTGAAGTAGATTGATCTGAAAAACTATTAATATCCATTGATATATATAAATAATATATAAATTAATATATAAATTTATATTGAAAAATGTTTAAATACAAAGCTATATAATTAAATAACAGATAGTATGTGTGGTATATTTTCTCTATTAAACTATAATGATTTTAACATTGGTATTATTTCCGAACAATTCATGAAAGGAGTTAGAAGAGGTCCTGAATTCTCTAAACTAGATTCAAGTTTTAATAATATAATTTTAGGATTTCATCGTTTAGCAATAAATGGACTTGACAATGAATCTAATCAACCACTTATAATTGGAGATGTCGCTTTAATATGTAACGGAGAAATTTATAACTACAAACGTTTATATTCATATATGGGGATTAAACCAATAACAGGTTCCGATTGTGAGGTAATTATTCATTTGTATATTAAATATGGAATTGAGCAAACTCTTAAAATGTTAGATGGAGTTTATGCGTTTATTTTATACGATAATCGTGTAAATTCTGAACAAAATAAAAAATGTTATGTAGCACGAGATCCATTAGGTATAAGACCATTATACTATTTAAAAAACAAGGTTTCTAAAACAATAGTATCAGATAAGCCTAAATTTGGATTTGCATCTGAATTAAAATGTTTAGAATATTTTTATAATAATAACATTGACGAATTACAGATTGAACAATTTAGTCCAGGAACATTTACAGAATTAAGTATGGATACTAATACAAATTGTAACTGGATTATCGTAAAAGAAAATGTTTCTTATTTTGATTTAGGGTTTTCACATAGTTGGTTAATTAATAGTGAAACTAAATATATGTTCATTGATAATCTCTGGTCAAAAATGGCATCATATTTGGATTTTGCTGTTAATAAGAGATGTCTAACTACTGAAAGACCTATTGCGTGTTTATTGTCAGGTGGTTTAGATAGTAGTTTAATTGCTGCGTTAGTAAATAATCACTTTAATTTATATAATCAATCAAATAAATTAGAAACATACAGTATCGGTCTGGTTGGTTCAGAGGACTTAAAATATGCTCGCATTGTTGCGGATTATTTAGGAACGAAACATACAGAAATTGTCGTTACTGAAGAAGAAATGTTTGAAGCAATTCCAGAAGTAATACGAGCAATTGAAAGCTATGATACTACTACTGTTAGAGCTAGCATTGGTAATTATTTATTAGGTAAATATATTTCCAAAAACTCAGAATCAAAGGTTATATTTAACGGTGATGGTTCTGATGAATTACTTGGTGGATATTTGTATATGAATAATTGTCCAGATGATATTGAATTTGATAAAGAAAGTAGAAGACTATTGAAAGATATTCATTTATTTGATGTATTGCGTTCAGATAAATCTATTTCTTCACATGGTCTTGAACCAAGAACCCCATTCTTAGACAGAAGTTTTGTAAATTTTGTTCTTTCAATACCACCTTATATTAGAAATCCAAAAAATAATGCTCATACAATTTTAGGAATTGAAAAAGATAGTTTAAGACGCAGTTTTTTAAAAGAAAATTTTACAGATTATAAAGATAGGCAAATTCTACCAGATGAAATTCTTTGGAGAAGAAAAGAAGCATTTAGTGATGGAGTTAGCTCTCATGGACGCTCATTATATAAAATTTTACAAGAAAAGATTGCAGTAAAATTAACTAATGATACAGGTACAAATTTTGAAGCAAATATAGATACTGAAAAGTACTATTATAAACAATTGTTTAATAGTTATTTCCCAAATTGTATACATATTTTACCTTATTATTGGATGCCAAAATATATAGATGCTAAGGATCCTAGTGCAAGAACATTAGAGATATATTCAATAGTATAGTAAATATTATGAAAATAATGTATGTAAATCTAAAAAATATTTATTAATAAAAATATTAATAAATATTATAATGACGTTTAATAAACAGATACATAGGTTACAAAATAATTTGTTTGATATAATTTTGTATATAACTTGGGGATTATATATAGCTATTGTGTTAGGTATATCTGTTAATGCTCCACAATATTTAGATGATATACAATATTACGTAAAAATATATGTGAGTTTATTTTTAATATATCGTTTTAATCCATTTAGACGCGTAAAATTTACAGAATTAGATGCTAAAATAGCGTTTAGTGCTGGAGCATTTTTGTTAGCAACAACTACAATAAACACAATTTTAAATAAATATATATCACTTAT